CCGAGGTACTGGAGTGGCGGCATAAGGCGATAATGCGACACGGGACCAGCGATGAGTGATAAAGACTTGCGCCTGCAGGTTGTTCTTAACGCGGTAGACAAACTGACCCGCCCCTTCCGTTCTGCCAAGGCCAGCACCCGCGAGCTGGCCGATTCCCTGCGCACCGCGCGCGCCAGCCTGAAGGACCTTGACGCGCAGGCCGCGCGCATCGACGGCTTCCGTAAAGCCCGCTCGCAGCTTGCCATCACCGCGAATAACCTCAAGGGCGCGCGCGAAGAGGCGGCGAAGCTGGCAACGCAGTTCAGCGCCACCAACCGCCCCACCGCCGCGCAGGCGAGGGTGCTGGAGCAGGCGAAGAACCGCGTGCGCGAGCTGCAGCAATCCTATAACGGCCTGCTGGGTTCGGTGCAGCGCCAGCGCGCCGCGCTCACTGAATCCGGCGTTGATACGAAAAAACTCAGCCAGGCACAGCGCGACCTCAAAAGTCGTGCTGATGAGACGCGCGCGGCGATTGACCGGCAGCAGAAGTCGCTGAAGCGGCTCGGCGAACAGCAGGCCAAAATCAACGCGCTGCGGGAGCGTCACGCCCGCTCGCTTGAGGTGCGCGATAAAATTGCCGGTGCCGGAGCGGCGATCACCGTGGCCGGGCTGGCGATGGGCGCGCCGGTGCTGGCCGCCGTAAAATCCTCGGCGGACATGGAAGACGCGATGAAGGGCGTGGCGAAGCAGGTGAACGGCCTGCGCGACAACGACGGCAACCGCACGGCGCAGTTCTACGACATGCAGGCCGCCATCAAGGCCGCCAGCGAGCAGCTGCCGATGGACAACGGCGCGATTGACTATGCCGCGCTGGTCGAGGGCGGCGCGCGCATGGGCGTGACCAACCAGAACGACTCCTACGAGGACCAGAAGCGCGACCTGTTGGCGTTTGCCACCACGGCGGCGAAGGCGTCCACCGCGTTTGAGCTGCCCGCCGGTGAGCTGGCCGAGGGGCTGGGCAAGATTGCGCAGCTCTACAAAATCCCCACGCGCAACATCGAGCAGTTGGGCGACGCGCTGAACTACCTGGACGACAACGCGATGTCCAAGGGATCGGACATTATCGACGTGCTGCAGCGCATGGGCGGCGTGGCGGACAGGCTGGACTACCGCAAGGCGGCGGCGCTCGGCTCCACGTTCCTGAGCCTCGGCGCAACGTCGGAAACCGCCGCCAGCGCGGCAAACGCCATGGTGCGTGAACTCTCCGTCGCCACCATGCAGGGCAAGACCTTTATGGGCGGCATGGAGCTGCTAAAGCTCGATCCTAAAGCCATTGAGAAGCAGATGACCACGGACGCGATGGGCACCATCCAGCGCGTGCTGGAGAAGGTGAACAACCTGCCCGCCGACAAGCGCCTGACCGCAATGACCATGGTGTTTGGCAAGGAGTTCGGCAAGGACGCGGCGAAGCTCGCCAACAACATGCCGGAGCTGCGGCGCCAGCTGCAGCTGACGCAGGGCAACGCGGCCAGCGGCTCGATGCAGAAAGAATCGGACATCAACAAGGACTCGCTGTCCGCGCAGTGGCTGCTGGTGAAAACCGGCGCGGCCAACACGCTGAGCAGCCTCGGCGACACGCTGCGCGCGCCGCTGATGGAAATCATGGACGCGGTGAAGCGCGTCACCGGCACCATGCGCCGCTGGGTGGAGTCCAACCCGGAGCTGGTCGGCAGGCTGATGAAGATCGCCGCCGTTGTGGCAACGGTAACGCTGGCGCTCGGCACGCTCGCCGTGGGCATGGCCGCCGTGCTGGGGCCGATCCTGATGCTGCGCTTCGGGTTAAGCATGCTCGGCCTGAAAGGGCTGGCGAAGCTCTCGCCGCTGCTGGGCGGGCTGGGCAAGGCGTTCTCAAAACTTGCGCCCGGTCTGACGTCGTCCGGCGACGGCATCAAAAAGCTGTTTTCACTGTTCAGCGGCGGCGAGGCCGGAGAATCGGTGAACTGGCTGGAGAAAATCCGCGACGCGCTGGCGTCCCTGCGCGGCGGTGACGATGAGGACGAGGGCGGCGGCATCCTGAACGCATTCCGCGAGGGCGCGCTGGAGAAAATCAAAGAGAAGGCGCAGGACGCCGGGCAGACGCTGGTTGCGTCATTCCGTAACCCGATGGCCGGTGTGCGGGCGCTGGGTGCTCAGGTGCGCGGGCTGGCCGGTGCCGCCCTTGCGCCGCTGGCTGCCTCAGTGCGCGGTGCCGGTGGCGCGCTGATGTGGCTGGTGAAGTCGCCGTTTGCCCTGCTGCGCACGGTGCTGACGGGCGTGGTGTGGGCGCTCGGCGCGCTGCTGAGTCCCGTCGGGCTGGCCGTGGCGGCGCTCGCCGGTGTGGCGCTGGTTATCTGGAAATACTGGGCGCCTATTAAAGCGTATTTAGGCGGCGTGGTGGATGGTTTCCGGGCCGCCGCCGGTCCCATCAGTGAGGCGTTTTCACCGCTCCAGCCGGTGTTCCAGTGGATTGGCGATAAGGTGCAGGCGCTGTTCGGCTGGTTTAAAGACCTGCTGACGCCTGTGCAGTCCACGGCGGCCGAGCTGGATAGCGCCGCCGCGAAGGGTAAAGCGTTCGGGCAGGCGCTGGCCGACGGGCTGAACATGGTGATGCATCCGCTGGACAGCCTGAAGGCCGGGATCGGCGATCTGCTGGATAAGTTCGGCCTCGTCAGCAAGGCGTCGGCTAACACGAAGCTGCCGCAGGCACCGCAGGCAGCCAGCGTCAGTGGTGGCGGGGTTAAGTTGCCAGCGGGCGGCTTCCCGGCGTTTGCGGGCATGTACGACACCGGCGGTAACATCCCGGCGGGCCAGTTTGGCGTCGTCGGTGAGAACGGGCCGGAAATCGTCGGCGGGCCGGTGAGCGTGACGAGCCGGAAACGCACCGCGCAGCTGGCCGCAATGGCGGCGATGACGCTCGGCATGGCGGCCGGAACGGCGGAGGCGAAGCCGCTGCACCCGCTGAGCCTGCCCGCGCAGAGCTACCGGCAGGACGCACCGCGCCAGCAGCCCGCAGCAACTACCGCGCCCGTGAGCATTCACGCGCCGATCACCATCGTGCAGCAGCCGGGCCAGAGCGCGCAGGACGTCGTCGACGAAGTGATGCGCAGGCTGGAGGCGAAAGAGCGGCAGGCGCAGTCCCGCGCCCGCAGCAGTTACCGAGACCGTGGAGGATTTGAACCATGATGATGACGCTGGGCCTGTTTGTTTTCATGCTCAAGACGGTGCCGTATCAGGAATTGCAGCTGCAGCGCAGCTGGCGTTTCCCGTCTAACAGCCGCGTGGGCGTGCGCCCGGCGTTGCAGTTCCTCGGCCCGGACAACGACACGATCACGCTGTCGGGCGTGCTGCTGCCGGAAATCACCGGCGGCAGGCTGTCGCTGTTCGCGCTGGAGCAGATTGCCGAGCTGGGCCGCGCGTGGCCGCTGATTGAGGGCAGCGGCACGATTTACGGCATGTTCGTGATCGAGAGCCTGAGCCAGACCAAAGCGGAGTTTTTCAGCAACGGCGTGTGCCGGCGCATTGAGTTCACGCTGACGCTGAAGCGCACCGATGAATCGCTGGGTGAAATGTTCGGCAGCCTGAGCGATCAGCTTTCGGCCATGCAGGGCGCGGCCACCGACGCCGCCGGTAAAGTCGGCGCGGCAGTGGGCGGGCTGTTCTCATGATGGCGGGCAGCTGGATTAACGGCCTGGCGAACGCGCCCGCTTTTCGCCTGACGCTTGCCGGTGCGGACGTGACGCAGAAAATAGAGCAGCGCCTCATCAGCCTGACGCTGACCGATAACCGCGGCTTTGAGGCGGACCAGCTGGACATCGAGCTGGACGACGCAGACGGGCAGCTGATGATGCCGCGCCGGGGCGTTGAGCTGTCGCTGGCGCTGGGCTGGAAAGGGGAGGCGCTTTTCCCGAAAGGCACCTACACCGTGGACGAAATCGAGCACAGCGGCACGCCGGACCGGCTCACCCTGCGCGCGCGCAGCGCGGACTTCCGTCAGACGCTCAACACGAAGCGCGAAAAGTCGTGGCACCAGACCAGCGTGGGCGAGGTGGTGAAAGAGATTGCCGGGCGGCACAAGCTTAAAACGGCGATGGGCGACGATGTGGCGAAGATGGCCGTGGACCATATCGACCAGACCAACGAGTCAGACGCCAGCTTCCTGATGCGGCTGGCGAAACAGTGCGGTGCGGTGGCCTGCATCAAGAACGGCAACCTGCTGTTTATCCGGCAGGGACAGGGAAAAACGGCGAGCGGAACAGTGCTGCCCACAATCACCCTCGTGCGCAAGGACGGCGACGGCCACCGCTTCACGCTGGCTGACCGTGACGCCTACACCGGCGTGATCGCAAGCTGGCTGCACACCCGTGCGCCGGAAAAAAAGCCGGAAACCACGGTGAAAAGCAAGCGCCGCAAGCCCGCCGCGCAGAAGAAGGAGCCGGAGGCGAAGCAGGGCGACTATCTGATCGGCACGGATGAGAACGTCCTGGTACTGAGCCGTACCTATGCGAACAGGGCCAACGCAGAGCGCGCTGCCAAAATGCAGTGGGAAAGGCTGCAGCGCGGGGTGGCTACGTTCTCTATTCAGCTGGCGCGCGGCCGAGCAGATCTCTACACGGAAATGCCGGTGAAAGTCAGCGGTTTTAAACAGCCGATTGATGCGGGGGAATGGATTATCACCACGCTAACGCACAGCCTGAGCTCGGAAAACGGCTATACGACCAGTATTGAGCTTGAAGTGAAAATAGATTCGCTTGAAATGGAATAGTGCTATCTCAAAATGGTTAAAATGAGTAATATTCATCTCAATTGGGTTTTGGAGACGACATCATGATGAATTGCCCTTTGTGCGGAAATGCCGCACATACTCGCAGCAGCTTTCAGGTATCAGCAACAACTAAAGAACGCTATAACCAGTGCCAGAATATTAATTGCAGCTGCACGTTTAAATCTCATGAAACGGTTTCAGAGATCATTATGAAGCCGGGTAGCGTTAAACCGGTGCCGCCGCATCCGGGGAGAGGTCAGCAGCAAGCACTTTGGATGTAATCAATGATTTACTATAGAGCCCGTGTTATACGGGCTTAAAATTGACCTAGCTAATTACACAGTTTAATGTTAAAAGAAACATAAAGTAGCAGATAGATATATGCTAAAAAGACTTTCAATATAATATCAATTTCCTGTAGTAACTTAGCGTTTCGTTTCTTTTATTTTATGCGATTCTATCAGGATGTTCGACAACTAATCCTTCCTTAAGCCCAAGGCCGATTAAAGTGAAATCATACTTCGTAAAAGGCAACTCTCTAATTAAATTAAAATAAAAAAAGAATAAAATTCTATTGGTGTTCATGGATAATTTATAAATTGAGCTGCTGTGCATAGCAAGTGTTTGTTCTAATATGCTCACCCTGTATGCTTTTCTTTTCGAACTTTCTCTATCCCAACCGTGTTTCACAGACCATTTGTTCATAACTGAACTGATTTTATCTCTTTCTTTTTTGGAGTGAATGAGACTATGACCACAATAAACGTTTCTTAACTCTGTTATTACATCAATTTCTTGCTCTAGATAAGTTGATAGTCTCTTCGCATAACCTCCAAAGCTCTTGCTTTTTTTTAGTTTCATAAGTCGATTGTTAATTAATTTTTTGTAAGGTTTGCTTCCAATCGTCGAGTATTTATTTCGGTTGTTCAAATATGCATTTGAAAGCCCCTCGATTGAAAGAGCAAACTGACCTACAGTAATAGGCATCGTGGGAATAGAGAACTTAACACCCATGCAATATGCTACTAACGACTTTCTAATTAGTTCATTCCTCCATTTCGGATATGAAGAGAATGGAAACTTTGAAACTTTTTTAATGAATTTATTAAACTGTATTATATTAAATGTTTGGTACCCTCTTTCAATGTAATAAGTGTTGTTTCTAACCGCATAATCGTCATCAGCACTTTCACCAAAATATAAGGTCAGCCATTGCAATAGGTAGCGCTCAACAGGCCTACCATCAGTGCTTTTTAGGCAGTAACCCATACCAAGTCCAATTCTCTCATCTTCAAAATTAATTATGTAGCTTCTTTCTTTGAAGATAAATTCATGTGAATTTATGTTGTTCGTATTTATTCTGCTTGTTTTAAAATGCGATAGGTGTTCATTTATATTCATTGTTATCTTAAAAAGAATTATTAAAGGTTACTAAGAAAATATCAATCATACCCCCTAACATGAGATTGTTGCAATTAAGTAATTTCTGGCTCTTGCCTATGATACAGCCATCATTGATTAAAAGATGTAATTCACTTATCAATAGTTTCTCATGTTATCATTTAGTGCATGTCAATCTACTTCGCATTCATATCAATCCACTTCTCGAATCGTGCCTTATTGCAGAGTTGGTCAGTCGGAGAAGCGTGTGGTTTGAATATATTATAATCGAGGGAGTAACTGATGCTGAAGAAGTTGCTGCCATTTTGCTGCCAATGGTAGATGTAGGAAGCAAAAAAGCCACCCTGAAAGGTGGCTTAACTGCATGATTTTCATAACTAAATTTGGTGGCCCCTGCTGGGTTTGAACCAGCGACCAAGCGATTATGAGTCGCCTGCTCTAACCACTGAGCTAAGGGGCCAGCGGAGCGGGGATTATAGAGTATCTTGTTAGGGTGATCCAGA